TCCTGCGTCGTTCCAACGTTTGCCAGTCGGCTCAATTACGACTACCGATCAGACTGGGCCTGTCTGGTTTGCTCCAAGTAATCAGGTCTACTTCAACGGTGTAGAACTTGACACGCGCGATCTGTTGCAAATCTTGTCGCCGACAACAGGCCTTGTTTACACAAGTGTGTCAGCAGTAGAAACTGCGCTTAAAGTTGAGGCCGCGAGAAATCGCAATGCGTCATCGTCGATACCTGCTGGCATCCTTAAGCAAACTGGCGGCGAACCATTAAGCGCGCAAGAATTAGCGGATCTTGCAGCTGCGTTTAATGCTGCACGAGCAACTAATCAGACCGCTGCGTTAAACGAGTTTCTTTCTTACGAAGCGACAACAATGTCACCAGACAAAATGCTTTTAATTGAGTCTGCTAATTACAGCGCGCTTGAAATGGCTCGACTAGGCAACGTGCCGCCATACTTGGTCGGCGTTTCAACCGGGTCGTATTCGTATCAGTCATCACAGCAAGCGCGCGCAGATCTTTACATTTTTGGTGTCAAACTTTACGCCGAAGCAATTGCCGAAGCGTTTAGCATGAACAGCATTTTGCCGATCGGAACCTACGTCGAGTTTGACGCAGAAAATTATCTTGCCGAAAACTATTTAGCAGATCAAGCAGAAGAACCACAAGAAAACACTCAAGAGGAGTTAGCAAACCGATGATGAGATTTACCGCCACCAGTGTCAGCATTGACGCAGCCGCTAGCGACGGCACACCGACCAGGACGATCACAGGCATCGCCGTTCCTTACGGCGTAGCAGCCACAGTTTCCGATGGCACAGAAGTGATCTTTGAGCGCGGCAGCCTGCCAGTCGATGGCAAAGCACCCCGTCTATATCTCAACCATTCGGCTGAAAGCGCCATCGGCATTGTCACGGCCCGATACGACGACGAAGAAGGCATGATGTTTACCGCCAAGATCAGCAAAACAATGGCAGGCGACGAGGCTTTGCAGCTGGCCCTTGACGGCGTGCTGGACTCGGTATCGGTAGGCGTAAACCCAACAAAGACCAGAGCAAATGAAGACGGCTCAATTACCGTCCTGGCTGCCGACTGGATAGAGCTATCAATGGTTCCCGTCCCAGCATTTGCTGGCGCAGTCATTACCGACATTGCTGCCAGTATCCACCACGAACCCGAACAGACCGACAATAATGAAATAGAAGAACCCACAGAGGAGACAGAACCCATGTCAGAAGTAACAGTCCCAGCAGTTGAGGCAACCATTCCTACCGCTGCAATTCCAGCACAACCAAAACGCAAGTTTGCTTTGCCAACACCTGGCGAATATTTGGCAGCGATGCACATTGGTGGCACAACTTTTGAGAACGTTGCAGCCGCAGCGCGCGACTTCATGCTCTCAAAGCAGACCGCATTTGAAGCAGCAGCTGGTGATGTGCTTACCACCGACACCGCCGGTCTGTTACCTGTTCCAGTGCTCGGACCTGTTTTTGCAAACCTAAACCAAGCCATAAGGCCTGTGGTTGCAGCCGTTGGCGCTCGCGCTTATCCAGATGGCGGAAACCAAAAAACATTTATCCGTCCAACATGGACAACTCACACATCGGTAGCAACGCAATCAACTGAACTCACAGCAGTATCGGCAACAACTCCAGTAATTGCCTCAAACGTAATTAGCAAGACCACGCTGGCCGGACAAGTCACGTTGTCCCTACAGGATGTTGACTTTACGTCGCCTGGTTCGATGGAAATTATTATCCAAGACTTGATGGGCCAGTACATGCAGGCTTCCGACAACCTTGCCGCCGATGGTCTTGTCGCTGGTGGAACTGCATCAGGCGCTACATGGTCAGTAACAGCAAACGACCCAAGCACTTTGATTTCAGCAATTTACACTGCGGCCTACAACATTCTGTTGGACACAAACTTCTTGCCAGATCACATCTTTGTGGCTCCTGGAGTATGGCAAGCATTGGGCGCACAATTGGACGGAGACAAGCGACCAGTGTTCCCATACGTTGGTGCAGCTGGCCTCATGGGTGTTAACGGCATGGGCGCTGCAAACGTCACCGTCGCAAACACATTTAATCCATTTGGCTTGAACCTTGTAGCAGATCGCAACTTTGCTGCTGGCACGATGGTTGTCGCACGCGGCGCAGCGATCGAGTTTTATGAGAGCATCAGGGGCCTCTTGTCACGAGACGAACCAGCTACGCTCGGCAAAGTGCTCAGCTACCACGGCTATGCAAGTCTTTTTGTCGCTGACGCCAAGCAAGTACAAAAAATCACTGTTTCCTAGTCGAGAGCGGAGCAACCGCTCATGGCTACCTACAGCGTCACTAACAAGTACCTAATAGATGATTTTGCCGTACTGCAATTACTGACCCCCACAGAAATTGCAGTCGGCGAGTCAATCACAGTCGCTGGAGTAGATGCCACATTTAACGGCACATACACAGTCCGCGCATTACCCCAGTACCGCTATGTAGGTGTAGACACTCAAGGCGATCTGTTGTACGACATTGACGAGCCAATCGCTAACCAAGTGCTGTATGCCAAGGTTGCAGATGACGTTGATCGAGTCGCAGCCACCGGCACAGTTACCTACACGCTGACCTGCACATGGGTCTCGGCAGCCAATCTGGTGACCTATCTCGGTGTGCAGATCACAAACCCGTCAGACGATTACACGCTTATTACGCAGGCTGTATCTGCTGGCAATCAGTTCTGTTACCGTCGCCGCCAAGAGGCTGGCTACATCGACAGCCTGACAACTAGCCCAGGTGGCGATCAGACGTTAGGCACGCTCATGTACTGCGCGGCCCTCTGGCGCAGCCGTGGCTCGCTTGAGAACGCTTTTGCATCCTTTGACGGAATGGGCACAGCGCCTCAGCAGAGCCTCACACCGATCGTTAAACAGTTGCTTGGCATCGACAGGCCTGCCTGCGCGTAATGGCTTACACAGACGCTCTCAACGGGGCTATTGACAGCCTGACGACCACACTGACAGCGGTCTCTGGACTCAGGGTGGTAAACGATGCCACCAAGATCGTCCCTAATTGCGTTTTCATAGACGCGCCATCCTTTACCACAATCGCTGGCAATGGCAACATCATCCGCATGGACTTCCCAATCAAGGTAATCGGCTCAGGCCCAGCAGGCCTACCAGTCCTGCGCAGCATCCTCGACATCGTCAGCAAAGTTTTACTTAGCCCAATCATCGTCATGGCAGGCCGTCCCAGCAACCTAGAAATTGGTGGGCAGCTCTTCCCGTGTTACGACCTTGACTGTGGAATACAAGCACAAAGCGCATAAGGAGAAACATGTACACCATCATCAGCCCACGCCTCGGAACCCCGGGCGATCAGTTCATCCCAGAAGACGGTGTCAACATTGACGCACTGCTTGACGGCGGCCTGATATCCACCGACAGCGTAAAGAAATCATCTAAAGTCAAATCAGAACCCAAGGAGCAATAGACATGGCTATCAGCAGCACTTACCTTTCTAACCCAAGCATCACGATCAACGCGGTGGACTTGTCCGATCAGTGCACAAGCGCGGTCATCAACTATGTGTCGGAGCAATTAGAAAACACGACATTTTCCAACACTTCGCGCAGCTTCACATCTGGCCTGTACTCGAACACCGTGACCGTAACTCTTTATCAGAGCTACGCAGCAAGCGAGACTGAAGCCAGCATTTACAGCCTTGTGGGCACAACCACGACGCTTGTCTTAAAGCCAAGTTCATCGGCTGTCGGTGCTACGAACCCTTCGTACACTTTGACGGGCGCGTTCTTGTCGGCACATACACCGATCAACGCTTCGCTCGGCGAACTGTCCACAATTGACCTGACATTTAGCGGTGGCGTTTTAACTAAAGCCGTCGCATGATCTCGCGGCATCAGCCGCTGAGAATTACAAGTAGCAAGACCGCACAAGCGGAGCCTTGCCCGACAAAGGAGAAACAATGAAAGTCAAACTATCTATCGACCTTGGCGACGGTAAGCCAGCGCGCGAAATGACCACCAACATGCTTGCCATTGTTGACTGGGAGAAAACAGAAAACCGTCGGTCAGCTGACGGCAAGGGCATTGGCTTCAGCGACATGTGTTGCTGGGCTTACACACTGTGCAAACTTGCTGGAGACAAAGTGCCTGCAACGTGGCGCGAATGGGTTACCGAAAACCCGAACATGACCATCACACCTATCAACGAGCTAGTTGACGAGACCCCTTTCATCGAGGGACTTGGCGGCGAAGCCTCTGCGAAGTCCTAGCGTTAACAGGCTTCTGGCCAAAGGAGATCGAGTTCACAATGCGAGACCTGAACACAGTCACCTATGTGCTTGAGCAGATGCACAAGAAGCGATAGCCATGCCTGTCTCTCACAGCGTCGAAGTAGTCGGTCTTAAAGAAACGATCAACGCTTTACGCAAGATCGACCCCCAGCTGCAGAAAGACTTTAAGGCTGACGCGACAGCGATCGCCCAGCCAGCAATCCAGGCTGCAAAACTTGCATACAGCCAGTTTCCGTTGTCAGGTATGGCGCGCAAGTGGTCTGATCGAGGCCGCAAGATATTCCCGTTCACGATCTCAGGCGCACAGTCTGGTGTAAAGATGCGTTTTGATACCAGGCGCAATGCTGTAGGCGTAATCCTGATCGAGCAAAAGAACCCAGCGACAGCGGTGTTTGAGGGTGCAGGCCGTAAAGATACAAACCGTTTAGGCACGTCGCTTGACTCGGTAAGCAGTGAGCGCGGCTTTGCGATGGCGATGCCGGGTAGGACTCGACTGATCGGGCCAGCGGTGTACAAGGCTCGACGTGGCATTGAGTCCGAAATGGAAAAGATGGTGCTAAAGACCATTAACCAAATACAGAAAGACCTGAACTAATGGCACTGTCTATCCCCATCATTAGCGAGTTTCAAGGCGGCGGCGTTGACAAAGCCATCAAACAGTTTCAGCAGCTTGACGGCGTAGGCGCAAAGACAGGCTTTGCACTTAAAAAAGCGTTTTTGCCTGCCACTGCCGCGCTCGGTGCTTTAACTGCTGGCATCGGTCTAGCCACAAAGGCGGCAATGGAAGATGAGGCTGCACAGCTCGAGTTGGCTCGCCAGTTACGCGTAACGACACAAGCCACAGATGCCCAGATTAAAGCGGTCGAGCAGTCCATTAGCGCGTTTAGTAAGCAGACCGCTATGGCTGACGATCAGCTGCGCCCAGCCTTGGCAAACCTTGTGCGCGCTACAGGCTCGCTTGAGTTGTCCCAGAAAGCAATGGCGGTCACTGCCGATCTGGCTACTGCCAAAAACATTGACATGGAGTCTGCCAGCGTCGCGGTCTCTAAAGCTCTTAACGGTCAAGTAGCTGCGCTTATCAAATTAGACCCATCGCTTAAAGGTGTAATTACATCAACATCGACTGCCGATGAAATTATGCAGGCACTTAATAGCTCGGTAGGCGGAGCGGCTGAGACCTTTGCCAATAGTGCTGAAGGCGGTCTAAAGAACTTTGGCATCCAAATGGATGAACTTAAAGAGAGCATCGGCGCGGCATTTATTCCCGTCATGGAGAAACTGCTGCCCTATGTGCTGGACTTTACGACATTCCTACAAGAAAACACAAAGGCGCTGCTTATCGTTGTCGGCGCTATTGCAGCAATGACAGCAACCATTGTGGCAGCCAATCTTGCAATGAAGGCATACAACGCATTCCAAATAATTGTGACAGCAGGAAACACGGTGCTGGCTGGATCATTTACATCAGTTTCACTATCAGCTGGTGTATTAACAAAAAGCCTAGGTCTAGTCATGCTTACTGTTGCCGCATTGTATGAACTTTACGGAGAAGGCCCAGAAGCCGTAAACCAATTCCTACTGCCCTTTAAGCAATTTGCTGTAGGCGTGTACAACACCGTCAAGGTAGTAGGTAACGGCATCAACCAAATTGTTAACAGTGCAATCACCGCTTACAACTATCTGATTAAAGCAATGAACGCCATACCGGGTGTAAACATTGACGAGATACCGCTATTCCCAATGATGGAATACACAGCACTACCGATGCTTGACATCCCTGCCGTTCGAGGATCAGGTGCAGCTCGTGAAGGCGGTACGGGATCGTTTGGCTCAGGCCCAGTGTTGCCACCATTGCCACCGATCCCAGACCTACCGCCAGCAGGCAGTGGCGGCGGCGGAGCAAGCTCAAGCGTTCTCGATCTAAGCAAAAATTATGCAGGCAACATGGGCGGCAACTACGGCATTACAGGCAACGCAGCAGACTTCTCCAGCCTGTTTGACCAGTTTATGGTTGAGCGCGGCACACCGATCACAGTAAATGTCAACGGCGGTCTAGCAACCTCAGCAGACATTGGGCGCGCTGTAGTAAACAGCATTAAAGCCATGAACCGAGTAGACGGCCCAGCACAAATACAGGTCGCCTAATGGCTGCCACGATCGTCCAGTCAGGGTCTTACGACCTACAGATCGCTACAGGCTTCCTAGTTGACGCATTCACGCTCGACGACTCAGTCAAGGGCTTGCTGGACTCGACCGAGTATGTGCTGGACGGCACGACAGAGTTTGCATCCGTGATCGACGGCGCTACAGGCATCAGCGTGTTCCGTGGACGCAGAGACATCGGCGACCAGTTCACTGCTGGCACAATGAGTTTCGATCTAAACGACACATTCACGGGCGGCATCTTTAACCCGTTTGATACTCAGTCACCGTATTACGACACCGCTCAGGCTGTGCCGGGTCTAGCCCCTATGCGCAAAGTAATTCTTAGCCGTGAGGGTGAGGAACTGTTTAACGGCTACATCGTTGACTACTCGTACAACTTTAATCTTGGCGGCTTAGACACAGTTTCTGTTTCTTGCGCCGATGACTTTTATCTGCTCAGCCAGACCTATATGGACGAGTTTAATGTGACCGAGCAAGTAGCCAGCGCTCGAGTAGCAGCAGTCTTAGACCTGCCTGAGGTAAACGCTTTTACTGGCGTAGGTCAGCGCAGCATAGAAACCTCGACTATCACGCTGGGCGGCGCAGCTGCTTACACCGTCCCTTACGGCACATCGGTCGCTGCCTACATGGCAAAGATCAACGAGTCAGTGCAAGGCCGCATATTCTGCGCGCGTGATGGAGTGTTTACATTTCAAGATCGAGTCGGAACTACGTTGTCAGCGTCGGTGGCAGACTTTCACGATGACGGAACCCAAATACCCTACGACAATGTGGGCATTAGTTTTGAGGCCAACCAAGTAATTAACAGGGCAGCAGTGCAACACGCTGGCGCAACCAGCCCAGAGATCGCCGAGGACTTGACGAGTCAGGCCACCTACTTCATCCAGACCACCGCCATCTCGGACGCGCTAGTTCACAACGACACAGCAGCTCTTGACCTTGCCAACTACCTGCTCGTAGGGCAGCCTGAGGCGCGTTATACCAATGTGTCCACCTTGTTTGCATCCCTGACCGATGCCCAACGTGACACTGTGGCAATCCTTGAAATCGGCAACACCGTCACGATAGAAAAATCGTTTACTAGCGGAGTCACGATTACATCACTGGCGCAAGAACTAGCCATTGAGGGCATCCAGCATCAGATCGACCTGTCCACAGGGCATCGCATAACGCTATTCACTAGCCCGACGACGCTGGTGTTTGAGCTGATATTGGATGATCTGGTATATGGCACAATTGACACAGAAAATGTCTTAGGATAAGGAGCACTTATGGCAACACCGACCACACTTCCAGCCGCGTTCGTCGCAGGCAACGTGCTTGAGGCTTCGCAACTTAACGCTCTGCGCGGCGCGTTCCGTATTTTGCAAGTAGTTAGTACTACTAAGACAGATACTTTTAGCGCGTCGACTTCCAACACTTTTACCGACATTACGGGCTTATCAGTTTCAATTACCCCTTCAGCCACATCTAGCAAAATATTGGTATTGGCAAGCGTTGTTGGATCCGCTACTTCTAGCGGTGTAGCAAACATCCAGTTGATCAGAGGCTCGACAGCAATTTGCATTGGCGACGCGGCAAGCACAAGGCCTCGGGCAACAACAAGCACAGACAGCAACAGCCTTGACCAAGTAGTCCCAGCCTCTGTCAACTTTTTGGACAGCCCAGCAACCACAAGCGCGACCACATACAAACTTGCTGTAAACACGGGCGACAATACGGGAACGGCTTACATCAACCGAACTCTCAGCGACGGCGACAGCATCTACCAAGGCCGCTACGCCAGCACCATTACTGTCATGGAGATATCAGCATGATTGACTACTCGGCAATTCTTACCGCAAACTATTCCGGCACAACTTGGACGCTAAACGGCGACACCTACGACGGCTTGACATGGTTAGACGAAACACCAAAACCTACACAAGCCGAACTTGACGCACAATGGCCTGCCGTCGATTACAACAACCAAGTTGCAGCTGTTGAAACAACACGCCGCACACAATACGAAGCAAAGTCTGACGGCCTATTTTTTGAGTGGCAACGCGGAACAAATACTAAAGAAGCTTGGGAAGCAGCCGTGCAAGCGGTCAAAGATGCAAACCCGTATCCACCGCCGCTGGGCTAAATATGCGGCTCTGCTGTTTATGGTCGCAGTCGTCGCAGTAGCAGTCAACGGCTGCACTTATGACGGCTCTTACCGTTACCCATGCCAAGACCCAGCAAACTGGAAAAACCCAGAATGCGAGCCACCATTGTGCAACCCATCAGGCACATGCACTAGAGATCTAATTTATGAGACAACGCCTTAAACCCGAAGAGCTACACGCTCGACTAATTGTGGTCGTCGGCATAATCCTTGCCAGCGTCTTTGCCATTACCGTCCTAGGCTTCGTCTATGCGCTCATGTTCGTCACCCAGCCAATCGGACACCAATCGCCTAACGACTTAGCCTTTATCGACCTACTTTCTACGCTTACAGTGTTTATGACAGGCACACTCTCAGGCCTCGTAGCATCTAACGGACTCAAATCAAAAGCAAAGGACACAGAACATGAAAACAAGTGACAAGGCAATGATCTCGACCTACATCAACAGTGCCATTGCAGCAGCAGTAGCGCTATACATGTCAGGCAACACCGACCCAAACGACCTACTTGGCGCAGCCATCGCAGCTGTAGCACCACTCTTCATCGGCTATGTCAACCCGAAAAACAAGGCTTATGGCATCGGCAAAAACCCCGAAGCCTAAAGCACCAACGCTGACCGCTGTACCTGCACCGTTGGAACGGCACTACCACAAACTGGTATTGCCATCCACGTTGCAGCATGTAACCCCGGGTGAACTACCAGCAGGCCTGCTCGTCGATGTCAAGCCATACGGCAAACTGCACTTACTAGCAGCTGACGCATACATGGCGTTACGCGATGCAGCGTTCGCGGCTGGTGTCAAAACCTTTAAGCCCACGTCAAGCGGCGACTGCTATCGCAGCACAGCAACTCAAAAGGCTGGCTTTCTTGCGCGCTACCAGACACAACCGATCGCAGGCGCATCCACCAAAACATGGAACGGTGTTACCTACTACCTAAAGCCAGGTAACGCGATGATGGCTGCACCTGGCACATCACGTCATAATTTTGGGCTGGCAGTTGACATTAGCGACGCATCAGCAAAAGACCGCATGGACTTCATGCTCAAAAACATTCAGGCCTACGGCTTTACATGGGAAGTCGAATCTGAGCCATGGCACATTTTCTACTACGTTGGCGATCGCGTTCCAGCCCTTGTGCAGCAATGGAAACAGGCTAAATCCTTGCTTTAGTTACACCCTTTGCCTAGGGTCGATGTACCGACGGAAGGCAAGCGAAAACCATGGATGCCAAAACCTACACCTACGAGGTATTTACGACATATCTCGAAACAGGTCAGCAGGTCATGGTGCAAATATTTCGTGACCCACTCGACGGTCGTGTGCTGCACTCGCAGCTTGCGTTTAAGGATGTCCTAGACAGCTGGGGCATCCCATACCAATTGGAGAAAAAATGATCTTTACAGCCCCCAAAATAATCGCAGGCATTATCAGTACCATCTGGGCGTTTACGACGTTCTTAGGCGTTGCTAGGACGCTCCCAGAGGCAGATAGCAACCTCATCCCAGCCGCCTACTATGAGGCAGTACTGCCCGTCACAACGACAGTCGCCCCGACCACGACAATCACCACGATCGCCACTTGTGACGATGCTTTGCAGCTGGCCCTTGACCTTGGCTTCCCAGCTGATCAGCTTGGCACACTTGACCTGGTCATGTACCGCGAGTCACGATGCCAGACCACAGCCCACAATGAAAGCGACCCAAATGGCGGCAGCTACGGCCTGACACAGATCAACGGCTTTTGGTGTCTGCCTAACTCGCAATGGCCTATCGGCTGGTTACAAGAAAAAGGCATACTTGAGGAGTGCAGCGATTTGTTTAATGCCACAATCTCACTGCGCGCCACCCTTGCTATATACAACAATTCAGGATGGGCACCATGGGCGACAGCGAAGTAGACGGGGTGTACCCCGAAACAGGCATTACCGAGTCAACACGCAAAATGTTTGCGTTTATCGACGACATGTTTACGCCTAACCACATTAAACAATCACGGGCCTCACATCTCTACCACCTAGTAGGCGAACTTGAAGCACTACGCGATGACCTGCGCCGCATGGACGACCCTCGCGCAAACTTCCTGCAATTAGCAATCACCGAACTCAGCCAACTCATCATCTAACATCATCTCAGTACACCCGAACAAAGGACACCCGACATGTCAGACCTACAACTATTCCAAGCGACCATCGGTCTAGCCGGATACAAAGAAACAATCTCGGTTACACCGCTCACACGCAGCAACGATCACCCCACGTCATATCGAGCAGCCGAACAGGTAAAACCGCGCCGCATAAACCAGACACTGCGCCTGCTATGCGCGTACCGATCGCACACCGACCTCACAGCTGAGGAAGCATCAGTCATAAGCAAACTAGAAAAGTCGTGTTACTGGAAGCGCGTAGGCGAACTACTTGCAGCCAACTACATTGTTGAAACAGGCCACGCACGCAAAGCAACTACAGGCTCAGATCAGCGTGTGTGCAAAATTACGCCGCAAGGCATAGCACTATTGGCATCACTTGGCTTATAGCAGTTTTGGCAGATATGTGCCATCAGACCGCACACTGAAACATCGTGAGCGAACAGCCAGAGCAATAGAGACCGACAATAAACGAAAAGAAAAGGCAGACAAAATGGGTTTTGATTTAGCAAACTACGAGACAGTGGCAGACAGACTTGTGCGCTGGTGGGCTGCATATCCGAACGGACGCATACAAACACAGATTTACCGTTACGACGGCACAACTGTTGTGATGAGCGCGGAAGGCTATAACGACGATGATCGACTGATCGCGACCGGGTATGCAGAGGAAACAGTGTCAGATCGTGGCGTTAATGCGACCAGTTTTGTAGAGAACTGTGAGACCAGTTCCATTGGCAGAATGATTAGCAACAGCCCGATAGGAACTGCTGGCCCTCGACCATCAAGGCAAGAAATGGAAAAAGTGGAGCGGACTGTGCCTGTGCGCGCTGTAGTCGGCTCAGGGCAGCCTGTACCGAAGCCTCAGCCATCGCCAGGCGCATTTGTTAGCCCTAAGCAACAGACATACATCAAAGCGCTTGCCCGTGGTAAAGGCTGGGACGAAGGCGAAACACTTGAGCAGCTGCATGCGTTCCTCGGTGTTAACGATGTCATTCTTGAGACCTTGACCGCATCGCAGGCCAGCCGCGTAATTGAGGCATGGAAATGACGTTGGAAGAAATGATTACCGCAATTGAACGCTTACAGGCTGTTTACAATTTAATGGTTGAAGAAGATCAGCGCGAAGCAAAACAGTATGTGCGTTGGGCCATCAAAAACCTCGCAGACAAGGCGTACATGGCTGCTTTATGACCGAGTCAGACTTCCAAAAGATAGTTATAAGCATCGCTCAGCACGCAGGCTGGCTTGTGCATCATCCGTTGCCATCTATGAACAAACGTGGCATTTGGGCCACACATGAGCTAGGCGACCACGGCTTCCCAGACCTCGTACTAGCGCACCCCAGTGGGCGTGTTATATTCGCAGAACTTAAAAGCGACAAAGGCAAGGTTTCACCGTTGCAATCCCGTTGGCTAAGCGTCCTTGAATTAGGCGCAGTTGTCTGGGTGTGGCGGCCTGCTGACCTTGACTGGATAGCCAGTTACCTGCGTCAACCAATACTCAAAACTAAATAAGTCTCAACAGACCTAAGCCTGTCGCAAGGCGGATGGATGACACCCGGCAACGGGCTAGATCGACGCGCCCTGAAACATGCAACACGAAATGGTGTCAGGCAAAGCGTCGAGGCGACCTGTAAACATAATC